GAGCCGCAATACCGGTTCCTCCAAGAACAGTTCCTCCACCTCCTATGCGACCGATCCTTCTTGCATAGCGCCCAGCTGCTGTCTTAGGTTCGGATACGAGGCCAAGCTTCCCTCCGAACTCTTCTACGTCTTGAGAGGAAGGTAACCGCGATGATCTAGGTGCAATGTCGTCGTCTTCGGATAGCTCCATGAGCTCACCTACTGACGGAACCTTCCCCTCTTCCATGGACTGTAGGATATCGAATTCCCTACCGCGCTTTGCCTTTTCCCCTGGGAGCATCTCTTTGCTTTGCAGCCCGAAAAGATCAAGGATATCTCCATAGGTTCCTAAAGCCCCTATACCGAAGCCCTGAGTGCCCTGCTTTAATATGTCTTCAACAGGTTCATTAAGCGCACCTGGTTTCTCTTTTTGAGGAATTCCGGCATTGAAATGGGCTAGGATTTCATCAGGAGCATATCCAGCGGCCTTGGACTGAGTAAGGATTTCAACAAAATCAGGATCATTTTCAAGGAGATAATCGGTTATTTCCTTGTCTGTGTATCCGTGCGCTTTTGATTGTTTGAAAATCTCTTGGTATTCATCCATTGACTTTCTTCTCTTTAACGCCTTTTGTAATATCCGCTACAGAAGGACGCCCTTCTTTGGCCTGCTCTTGATTAACCTTAGCTCTAGCCTTGGCATTGACCTCTTTCAGTTGATTCTCTAGCTGATTCTTGAGTCGGCGATAATTCTCTGTAGCGTATTTCTTCACTTGTACAGGATCGGCTCCAGAGCCGTAGTGATCCATGGCAGCCTTAAAGGTTTCGTCCTTGAGATAGGCTATACGATTTCCTAAGGCGAGCTGTTCAGCTATAATTTTTCGGCCTTCTGCGCTGTTTGCTAGAGTAGGAAAGCCTTGCTTGAACTGATCTAAGTCGAAGTTCGTTACTCTTCCTGGGAAGAAGTCTTTAGCTCTTCTAGCCATACGAGCAATCGTCTTGGCGTAGTCTTGAGCTTCTGGACTGGCAAACCATTTGACTCGTAGATCACCATTTTCCCAATCTACGTTCCATAGCTGAGCTCCCGACGGCAAAGCCCCTGGTATCTCATTCAAATCCTGCAAGTGCTTTACTTCTCGATATTCATCATCGAGGGCATTGAGTCTATCTACAGCATCATTGTAGAGGGGGATATTAGCCTTCTCGCGGTATTCGTTTTGCTTAACCACATCAGCGGGAGTCATGCCTTCAGGTTCTGGAAGATCAGGAAAATCTAGCTCTAATCCTCCCATGTTCGTACCTGGGATTTCGATGCTAGGCTTAGCGATTTCTTTGGTTTCGCCGCCTTGTCCTAAGCCTTTACCCGCCTTAGAACGTCGGATCAAATCGTTAACATTCTTTATGATATCAGACTGGCCACCGACAGGAGCGTTTTCCATTTGACCTTGCCACAACTTGGCGGTTTCTTCAGGATATCCGGCTTTTAGGAGGCTTTCATAGATGCTCCGACCCAAACCTTGCCGTTTTTGCAATTCTAGTACCTTAATTTGGTTTTCTGGGCTGAGACGGGCTAGATCCTTAGCCGATGGCTTTTCGCCCGCTACAACGCGTCCTAGAACGTCTTGTTGTTGCTCGTTCATTTCTTGCTGCTCAATTGCCATACGCTGGTTAAAGATTTCTTGACCTTTCTCACCATAGGGGCTAAGAGCTTCTAGTTTCTTGGATTGAGGAGCGCCTTCTAGAGCTTTGTCATGAAGAACGCTTTCTAGGCTTCTATTGGCGAAGAAAGTATTTAGACCATTGCCTATGCCCTGGCCTAATGACATGCCCAGCATTTCGGAGAGCTTTCCCTGCGGATTGGTTCCTTCTATGATCTGTACCATTAGCTTATTCCTCCGGCTTGTCTGCCTTTAAAGAGATTCGCTATTCCAGTAGCTGCCATACCTGCTAGTGGGCCTCCGAAAGCGCTAGCAAATCCTGTAAGCGCTGGCGCTAAAGCTCCTGCCGATCCTGGAACCTTGTGATAGGCGAAAGGCTGATAGTTCAAGCCGGTTTGGCTTAGCTGATTGAACTGGTTCGTTTGCTGTCTGGCTGCATCGGATTGCAAGGAGGCAAAGAGTTGAGCTAATTGCGCCTGAAGACCGGAAGCAGCGCCACCTAACGCCTGACCAAAGCCACTGGAAGATAGGGCTCCTGCACCAGCAAATCTTTCCGCTATTCCAGGCAGTATTTGCTCTTGGAATTGATTCATGAATGGGGCTGCGAAATTTTCATATGCCTGATTACCAGGTTGAAACAAACTATTGTAATAATCCTGAGCGTTCTGATAGCCGCCTCCTTTCTGCGTCATTCCCATGGCTTGAGAGAGAATGTTGTTGTGAAGTGCTTGTTGTTCTTTCGATCCCGTGTCTAGCTTATTGAACTTGTCTGGGCTTCCAAAAAGCCACTCGCTGAAACTTGCCATACGTCACCTAGTTTTTTAAATACTCCATGACCCATACGCACCATGGAAGCGTTAAAGTTGAATTGTTATTGATAGTAATTGTATTTGTCGAGGCGGTAAATCGAATGAAAATATATGGATCATTTAAAAAATAAGAAAGTCCATTAGTATCAACCGCACCCCCAAAGCCCTGAACCGGATACAGATAGCCAGTGATAGCCGGAGGCTGAGTTGAGCTAGTCAAGACTATATTCGTTACCCCTAGTGGAATAGCGCCGCCATTGAGAGCGACTAAATCGACCGTAGTCCGATAAGCGTTTCTATTTTGCTGCGGATTGGCTAGCTGATACCACTGCTCAAAATTGGCTGTCTCCTGAAGAAGAAAAAGGCCGCTCTCCTTGGTATTTACAGCATTTGCAACACGACGGAGATAAAGCAGGAGTATATTGCCAAAGTTCCTGTCCTCTGGATTCACATCGAGCGATACCGGCAACTGGTTTGTATTAAGAGACTGATTGCTCGAAGCTGTCATATGTACTCTATATGTTAGATATATGCTCTACATATATCAGTTAATCAAACGGCCACCCTCTCTAAACCAAATGTTCATAGCATTCAGTTCCATGGGGCTTTGGTGGGTAGCTAGCTGATTCATGAGGTTGTCATCGTAGGTCAAGCCGATACGTAGATACTGGCCGAATTGGGTGCTGTAGAAGCGATACCAGGCGTACTCTGATCCTGGGATATATGTCTGACCATTGACGGCAGAGGTATTCCAGATGCCGCCTCCTGTATAGGTGCTAAAGCCTGAGGAGTCGATGCCATTGAGGGTAAAGTTATTCGCGTCTACAACCGTGATCGTATAGATAGCCGCATTGAGCTGCGTCATGCCTTGAACGTTTGCAATATAGATAAGGGTGCCACTAATCAGGCTATGATCTGGACTCGCGATCTGGCATGGATTAGCTTTCGTTGCCGCTGTGATAAAACCACAGCCTTGAGAGCTGTTAATGAGCTCTTGGTTCGTCGCTATAAGATTCGCCTGTTCTCCTAGGTATGAGTTCACAAAGAGCTGAATAGTGGTAGCCGCGATTGCAGGAGAAAGGACGTTCGCATCCATTTGAAAGTCGATGAAGGACAACTTGAATTGCTTGCCTGCACCTTGAAATGGGTTGAAATCCTTGCCTTGAATATTCATCTTAGGAAAGAGCGTGACTATGCCTCCTCCTATGTAGGTAGCGCCTCCAGCAGATAGGTCAACTGCCTCATAATTCTGCGTAGTGAAGTTCCAAGTAGACAGAGTTATGATATTGGCATCGACGATTGTGACGCTGAAAATGACATTGTTGAATCCAGGATCGGAGCCGCCCGACCAGATTGTATTCTGAATATAAATGATCTCGCCGTTCGCTAGATTATGGCTTGGGATCGTGACCTTTGTAGGGTGTGCGGTAAAGTCGAATGCCGTAATTGCTAAAGTAGGAGCGTAAAGCGTCGTTACAGGTTGCGGGGTTTCTGCATCAGGGTTTTGATAAATATTGACGAAACCATGCTGAGTTCCTAGGGCAACATAGTCTACGTATTGCTGATCGTCAACGTTATCCCAAGAGACATTGCTTTCCCAAAAGGTCGTAAGGCTATCCCAAGTAATGCCGAACTGAAATTGAGCCGTTCCAAAGCATGTGATCGTATCTCTATTTTTTGCATACGTATTGTTGCGGTAGTTGAATATCAGCACTTCATTCGGATAGCTCTGTGTTGTGGAGGCATTCGATGTGTCTAGATAGTTCCAATAGACAAGCTCTTTTTCAAAATCCCTAACCCCATGGACAAAGTTTGGCGCGCTATTTTGTATTTCAAAAGCAAAGGCTTGCTTGGGGATTTGCTCATCAATACGAGTAACGCCGTTAGCCGCTGCTTGTATTACTCCTCTATCGCTGACGTTCATAATCCCTTGATCGAAGACTATGGAGCTATAAGGGCATACGGACCCGAAGTCCGAGGAAATACGCTCCCAGATAAAGGGAAGGCCATATTCCCCTATGTAACGCAATTGCCACGTGGAATATTCGAAAAAGACGATGAGGACGTTGCGAAAGAAGGCTGCGCTAACGATAGCTTCATTGGTAGGTGCATCTAGGAATCCGCCTCTTCCAAATAGATCGGATCGCCAGCCGTTTGTTTGATCCGTAGGATCGCCAATTTGGCTAAAGCGGCAACGAGCAAAGTAGTTAACAGCTACCGAAGGATCAAAGTTCCCCGCTGTTTTCGGCCCTTCCCAGGTATTTAATGCGAGTAAGCGGCCGTAATAAGGAATAACAATGAGCGCTTGATAAAGAAAATTAGGCACAGCATCTAGTTGAGGCTGCAGATCATTCCAGGTGCTATTATTGTAATATCTTATGGGATCGTATGGTGTCGCCGATCCCGAAGTGATATTGTTATTTGTCTCAAAAAAGTATCTTAAATTAGGCGTTGCTCCTTGATAGTTTGCAGCCCAAAAGAAATCGGTATTCGTACCGCTCCATGTGGTCCCAGAAGCTAATTCCTGAAAGCCGCTTACGAATTGATAGGCGTATTTTGTATCGAAGAAGACAGTTGCATCGATGCCAAAGGTAGCTACGTCTCTTTTCAAGATTCCCATGACAGGAAGCATAGGAAAGTAGGTCATGGTCACATGCGTATCATGACCAGCTCCAGCCGTGTCTGTGATAGTGACATCACCTGTCAAATAATTGATCGTCCCATGGTTTGATCCTGGAGAAGTTACGTTTGTTAACGTTCCGTTGCCGGCGTCTACGAACGGTGTCGCAATAGTCGCAATGGTAATGCTGACGCTTCCAGGCTTAATCTGGGCATTTGTTTCTTTTGTGATAGAAAGCTTTGTGTAGAGATTAAATGTCCAAGGAGAGGCAGAGCTATTGCCTATGTCTACATTGGTAAAGACACGGGAAAGGCGCCCCATGGGAACTTCGCCATCGCGCTTCTTGGTTCTCTCGCGGAAAACATAGGCATTTTCAATATCCGAATAGGCTTCGTTAGCCAGGAGCGCAGGTTTCCTGTCTTGAGTAAGACCGCCTGAGGGATAGCCTCCAATCAAGACTTGATGAAAACCGGAGCTCATTTAATTACCTATGGCTAGATAATAAATCAAATTCTTTGAGTTACTTCCGAAAGCACTAAATCCAGAAAGAGAAGCTGCCCCTACTTCCGAAACCTCTCTCACATTAGAGCCTGAGTTGTAGACGGTACAGGTAATGGAAAAGACGTGATTCGGAAAAGGAATGGCAAAGCTAATTGGGTTTCCTGAACCGGTGTTGACGGCGAAATCAGAACCCCACTGAAGCAAAACCCCTCCTATCCAGGCATAGCCGCTAGATT